TGGCACTGTTGTTTCTGGTCGCCCATTGGAGCGCACTGGCGCTCACGTTAAGGGTCACAACGCAGGTACAATCGGCATCGCTTTGTTTGGCGGTCACGGCGGCTCGGCCTCAGATATGTTTGAGGACAACTTTACCGAAGAGCAGGATGCTGCACTGCGAAAGCTAATTGCCGATCTGCAAAAAGATCACCCATCAATCTTCAAGATCAGCGGCCACAACGAGTATTCCTCCAAGGCCTGCCCTTGTTTTAACGTGCGCAACTGGATGTCAAAGGGCGGCAAGAAAGAGGTTCGCCCACTCGTTGCCTCACAGGACCGCACAAGCGCCGCTCAAAGCAAGACCGTGCAGGCCAGCGTAGTGCAGGGTGCATCGGCGGTAGGCGGCGCTGTAGCGGCGTTTCAGGCGCTCAACGGAACTGCCCAGATCATTGCCATGACGGGCTGCGTTGTGATAGCACTGCTGGCAATGTATATCCTGAGAGAGCGGCTCAAGGCTTGGGCTTCTGGCTGGAGGTAAACCGATGTTCACTGCGATCCTGCTTGCTTGCTCTCTTGATGGCCACTGTATCGGTGTGGCTGGGCCAGCGACAAGGACGCTGGATGAGTGCATGAGCGGCATTCCATTTGGCTGGCTGATGATCGAAGAGAATTACCCGAATATGATTGTGCAGGACGCTAAGTGCGTTGCATGGGGAGAGGCAACCTGATGTTCTCTCTGGCGCGCTTGAAAATATACGCCATTGGCGTAGCGGTCTTTATCGCTGCGCTCTTGAAGCTACGGCATGACGCTGTAAGCAAAGCCCTGCTCAAGATGCAGGCAGATCAGGCTGAAAAGCGCATTGATGCAATGCGTGCTGCCAAGGAGATCGAAGATGAGATTGAAATTCTGGATGACAGCGGCCTTGCTGATCGTGCCTCTCGCTGGGTGCGTGAAGGTCGGAACGAATAGCTATTGCGACATTGCCTCGCCACTATACTTTGACAGCCTGAAGACAGCGGAATGGCTCATTGAGCACGACCGCAAGCTCCTCACTGATATTGTGATCAACAACGAAACACACGAAAGATTGTGCCAATGACCCCCAAGCAAAGAGAAGCGTGGGAGTTACACCTCGCAGGTATGTCAGGCAGGGCTATTGCAAAGCAGCTTGGCATTGCTGAAAACGCACTGCGAAACCGTCTGAAGGGCGCACGCAAGCACGCAGAGGCAGACGGTGCTATCCAAGGCGCCATGAGTTCTGTCGGCATGCAGGACGCTGGGCCACTGCACTCAGGCTGGATCAAGAGCGAAGGCGCTTCCCTGTATTTCCAAATGCCCAAGGACGGCGGCGGGAACAGCATTGAAGACCTTGCGGAGAGCATCAAGGCCAGCTTGGCCGACATGCGCCCCATAGAGGCCGCAGAAGAGCCGCCTCATTGCGATGATGACCTGCTGACCATCTACCCCATAGCAGACGTCCATATGGGTATGTATGCGTGGGGAGAGGAGGTTGGCGAGGACTATGACACCGACATCGCGGAAGCTCGCGTCAAGCGCTGGATGAAGTCCGCCATTGATGCGTCTCCATCGTCAAGCACTGCGGTTATTCTGGATGTTGGCGACCTACACCACGCAGACAGCCAAGACAATCGCACGCCTCAGAGCAAGCATCAGCTTGATGTTGCAACGCGTCACTTCAGAACGGCTGACGCCAGCATCAAAACGCTTGTGCATTGCTGTGACATGGCGCTCGCAAAGCACGAGAAGGTTATCGTCAGGATACTTGCGGGCAATCACAATCCGACAAGCTACATGATCACGCTCTTTGCTGTTCACGCATATTACCGCAACGAGCCTCGCATTGATGTTCAGCTAGACCCCAGTGACTTCTTCATTATGCGCTTCGGCCAGTGCCTCTTGGCCAGCCATCACGGCGACAAGTCAAAGCCCGAGCGGCTGATTATGGCCATTGCGGATCGGCATAGTGAGGAGTGGGGCAAGACCAAGCACAGGTTCCTGTGGACGGGACACCTACATCACCTGAAGAGCAGCGAAATCGGTGGCATGTTGTGGCAGCAGCTTAGAGCGGTTGCCCCAAAGGACGCATATTCGTTCAATGGGGCATATTCAGGGAAGTCAGAAATCCGCGCCGTTACTCTGCACCGAGATCGGGGCGAGGTTTTGACGGTTGTCGCCTCTGGCGACTAACCTGCCGCCACCTTCCGCTTATACTCGCCCAGCATCCGCGCGAGCTTCTGGCGCCGAAACGGTGAGGCCTTGTCAGAAATCATGGCAGAAAATTCCCCGCGACTGACGCCCAGAGCTTCGGCGGCGCAGGTGCGTGAGGCGAATGTAATGCCTGCAATAGCAAGCGGCTTGTAGTTCTTCACATCTCTGCGCCTGCGCTGCTCCAGCGCCTCGGGTGATGGCGCGTGGCAGGGTAGCTTGTCTCTGCGCCCCTCTGCGGCCTGCTTCAGCTCAAACGCCATCATAGCTTGGCCATATAGCGCCTCCTTGCGCTCCTGCGGGTTCGAGATTTTCGCCAAGTCCTGCGCGACCTTCAGCAGCCGCTTCTTCTCGGCCTTCTTGCGTGCCGCTGCCGCCACGTTGATCTGCTTGATCTGCTTGTCTCTGATGGCTGGGCTGTTGTCGAGCTGAGCCTTTGCCAGAAGTATGCCGTGCTTGTAAGCGTGACGGCGCACCGTGGTGACGACCACATCAAGCGTGGCGGCGATCTGGTTTGCCGTGAGGCCAGCCTTGGCTCCCCTGCGGATCGTCTCAATCATGTCTGCGTCTACTACTTTTTGTGCCATCAAACTTCCTCCACGAATATCTCAGGGTTGCTACCATCCTCGTTACGTTCAATGCGGTAGACGCAGAGGCGGTTTTCTGTAGCCCCACGGTTCACTTTATTTGAAGCCCCGACCCAACCCTCGTAGACGTTGTGCCACGTTATGATGCGCTTGGGGATGTCGTGGAGGTCGAATCCGTTTATACCTAAACTGGAGAAAGTCCCCTTCTCAGTCCAATATCGAGCATATCCAGCAGCGTTATGGCCAATAAACGGAAACACTTTGTGTGGCCCTCGCCCCAAGATCACGGCCTTGTCACCATTACTATCGACATACTCAGCGGGGAAATCTGTTGGCGGTGTAAATTTACGGTCATCCATCACGAAGCTCCTTTCTCAAGTCTTCACTAAGCTCTTTCCACTCGTGCTTAAATCGGTATGCGCCGACAGTATCCAAGGCGAGGATGATAAACCAAAGCGCAATGCGCTCTCTGCGTGTCAGGTTTGGTAGTGGGTCACTCATGTCTTGTCTCCTTCCTTAATAATCGTTGCAAGCAGGCGGTAGAACAGTTGATAGAGGATCAGGCAGGGCCAGAGCGGACTGACAAAGGCTATTACCAACTTGTCCTTAACTACCGCGCGACCCCTTCTTTCTTTTACTACATCAATCGCTGCAAAATAAAACGCTACCGCTCCAGCGCCATGTAAAGCACCAGGAATAAGCTCAAGTGAAATTTCAGTCATTCCGCTTCTCCCTCCATCTCGGCCAGCCTGGTCCTGAAACGCTGGATGCGCTCCTCCAAGACCGCAAGATCGGTGCTGACATATGATGGCCGAACACCACTGAAGCGTCTCTCCATCTCATCACGCTGACGCCGCCAAGATGCGATGCAGTCTTTGATGTCGTTGATTTCTTCTTGCTTGGTCATTGTGTGTCTCCTTCTGGGCGCGCTACAGGGCGCAATGAGCAGCCGAGTGCGAGCAGGCACTTGCCGTCTGTGTAGAATGCATGCTCGCCAATAGCGCCGAGCGGTGTCAGATTATGCCGCCACACAGGCTTGACTGCCTTCGTATGGTAGTGGGTTGCCCCAAGACCCAGAGTTGCCCCTGAGAGCGCCTCTTTGGCCACTGTCTGAGCCGTTGCCCACGCCTTAGCGTCTTTCGGCTCGTCTGACTTGCCGTCACAGTAGAAGCTGAACTGACAAGCCCAAGGGCGAGACACTGGAGAGCGGTGTTCCTTGACCACGCCGCAGACCGTGCTGGGGAAGTCAGGGTGCGCTGCTCGGTTGATGACGACCTCCGCGATGGCCATCTGAGCGTCTACTGGCTCTGAGCGGCCCTCGTGATAGATTGCCATTGCGAGACATGCTGCTGCGGTGATCATTTGCCCGCCTCCTTCTTCTCCAGCCAGAGCAGCGTGTCGATGTCTAGCCTGTGAATGGCCGCTGCCGTGATGATCCCGTGGTGCTTGATGTCTTGGATTATTTTCTGTGTGTGGGTCATACGATTTCCTCCAAGAAGTCTGAGGCTCTTGACGCCCACAGAATGAAGGATGGGCGCGACTGGCCGACCTTGGCATACACATCCGCCTTGCTGATCTTGCCAGCGTTGAAGAGGCGCATGGCCGAGTTGCCTGCCGTTGTCGTGGTCACATCTAGATGGCCTGCAAGCTCACCCGTGGTGACGAGTCCGCTCTCGCGGATCAGCTCGTGAACGGCCTCGTCAATCTCCTGCGCAGTCAGCGGCGTCTCGTATGGGCCTTCCGCTGGCTCAGGCGCTGGTGCTGGTGCTGGCTTCAAGACGTGCTCAGTCACCAAGA